GTGCGCACGGTTGTTTCAACCGTAACATGCTGTACGGCTTCTTCACCGGTGTCGCAGTTGTAGGCACGTACAGTGTCATGCTCAACATGATTTTGTGTCACGACAACAGTTTCAGCGGTTTCCGTTTCGGCAATCTGTGTTTCTGTTTCCTGAGTCTCGGCGACTTCGGTTTCAGCTACAACAGGTGCATCCTGCTCAATAATTTCAGTTTCAGCGTTCATAATGTTCTCATCTGCCATATTCTCATCTCCTTTGCTAAGGCATTCAGCCACAAGCTGTTTGGCAATTGCGGTTTCACAAGCCGGGAAAGTAACTACACATTCGCCTTCCCAATAGTTTTTTGCATCAGCGTCGATCAACATCGTGCCATCGTCCTCTTTGGAGTACACGCCGCAGTTCAGTTCAAAGCTGAATTTCAGCGCGTTGTCCGTAAAAAGATCGCTGAGCACTTTGCATAGCGCTTTGTTGCGTTTGGGAACGCGCGCATAGCCGAGCAGATGGGCATTATCTCCGTCCACTTCTTTTTCAAAGTGATAGAAGGCGCCAATCTGTGTGCTGTAAAATTCTCCCGTTCTTTTGTTGTACATATGTCCAACAGTCTTGTTGGCGAGCAATCCTCTGATATCCGCGTACAGCGGGTGACAAATATACTTGGACTCGTTCTCAACAATTTCGTCAAGAAAAGCTTCCGTAACCCGAACTCCATTAAGATTTGCCCGGAGATCGAATAACCTGGCAACAAGCGTCAGGTACATGTCTGAGGACTGCAGCTCGGAGATGACAGCAGATGCAACGACCTTTTTCGGGTCATTCTTGATGTGCATATACATTTCTCCTCGGTGCGCCGCTGCATATAAGGGTAGGAGGCAATACATGCGAGCAGGCAAATCTATGAAAAACAGGCTCGCGCCCGATTTCACCAAAAACATAAAGGCGGCCGGCGAAAGAGGGGATAGGCCTCAGTCGCCGAGCCATTCATTCAACCGGTTTACTGTGTCGGTCCTCACATCTTCACATCGGCTTGTTTAACGTCGGGCCGAATAACGACAAGCGATTACTCGCTGTTTATGCCTTTGGCGGCATCTTTAGCCTGTTTGCTGCGTTCTGCGTTGTCAGGATCGCTGTGCCGCTCATCGTTGTCGAGCTTCGGTCTTCCGGCTTTGCTTTCACCGTTGTCGCTGGAGGAATCCTGATTCTGCTCTGCTTGCTGCATTTGCCTCGGCATCATGACTTCATCTGTGCCGTCGCTGGCTTCTGTTTCACGGCGCTCTTTCTCTTTGGAAAGGTTAAAGCCGCTGACTTCCATCAGTGTCCTCGTAGAAACCAAACCTTGCTGCCAAAGCTTTTCGCATGCATCGCGGAACGCCTTGTCACCGTTCATATCCATTGGCACAAAGTGAAACTCTGGAATGTCTTTCAGGTTATTCGTGCGTACAAGACGCAAATCTTCAACGAGCCTCTGGTTGACTTTATTCATAAACTGCTCAAACTCTGTACGTGCAGCGTTGATGCGGCTTGCCGCCGCCTGCATGCTGACCTGAGCAGAGGCAAATGTTGATCCGTCTTCGCTGTTGCCGTTGACGATAATACCTGCAACTCCTCCGGCTGCAAGAATATCAGCATTAACTTGCTCATACAGCGGCCACTGATACAGGTCTGACAGATCAGCCTGAATAATTTGGGCTTTTACCAGATGGTTTGTTACAGCAAGCGGGTTGTTAGCCATAGCCGCAGCGAAAATAGAGCGTACTTCACGCAGCTGTTCTCCGTCCGGCAGCATATCCTGTCCTTTCGTGCTGTCGCCATATGTAACATGCAGGAAGGAACGTGCGCCAAGATTCAGCAGCGACGTCTCATAATTGCTGATTAGTTCCTTTTTTGCCAGCGCAGGTAAAGCCGAGGCGATCCACGGAATTGCGTATCGCGTCCAGCCCTCTTTAGATCCCTGCAGCACATGTACGTTGTTTGGGTCAAGCTGCGCGTACTGAGCGCCGCTCTTGATTGCCTGCGCAATTTCCGGCGGGTATCCTTTGAGCACGCGATCAAGCTCGTCGTCTTTGACGCCGCTTGCTTCCTTTACGGAATATGTGCGCTCACGGAATTCGTTCTGTAAATCCTGCACGTTGAAATCGACAATAGGTGTGCCGTTAAGCATCGTGTTACCGATTTTGCACTTGTGCGGCGGCAGCGTCATGATGTTGCCTTTCCAAATGTACGTATATACGTTGCCATACTTCCAGTATTGAAGGAACATGTCGTCAATCAGCTCTTCGAGCCGCATCTGCCTGTACTGTTCTTCAAAAATGGCGATCGTTTTAGCGTTGTCGCCTGTTAGATGCCACTTTGTAGCAGAGAACGGCACATAAACGCCCTTGATGATGCCGCGTACAATCGGATCTGCGTCACAGTAGTAGTCTGCCAGCTGATACAGCGTATCGATGTTATTCTGCTTATCTCGCAAAATGGAATCGTAATCGACAGTCGCCATATCGCTGCTGTATGTAATATTTGAGTTATCGAATGCTCTCAGGGAGGATTCGGTTTGGTTAGCCGCGCCAATAACGGTTCTTCGCTGCTGCGGTTCCGGCTCTGCGCCAACCGGAGCGGACGTTACGTTGCGCTTATTGCGTCTGAAAAAATTTCGTATACTAAGCTGCGCCATAGCGAAATCCTCCTTTCTTAGAATCTGGTTGCAAACCCTATGCACACAGGGCCGCGTTTGAATTTTTTGATGTTTGCCGCCTCCAGCTCCGCGATATAATCGCAGCCATAGGCGAGAGAAGAGTATCGGTCTTTGTGCATGGAAGCTCGCGGTGTATCGTAAATATAATTACCGCTTGCCGATACTTTGGCAACGATATTGCCCATCTCAAATTGAAGGGCGTCCGTTTCCTGATATATTGCCATTTCTTCCATGCTTAGTGCCTGTGGCTTTTCTGCGTTGCTCAAAAGTGCCTGAATCATTCGGCTGTTTACAGGCAGTTCGAGCGTTTGCTTTTCAAGCATGACGCGCAGATTTGTTGCAATGCGCTGGTTTAGCGTCTGTACAGCGCGAATAGCGTGCAGCACGGGGCGCGCATTGGCGATAACGTTGGTGTCATCATCGTGTACCAGCGGCGGATACTCTTTGCCTGTATTGGGGTCAATCCACGGCTCATCTAAGAACTTGCTGAACGAGTCGCCAAGTCCTCGCGCGTCGTAAATAATGCGCTCAGCATTTGGGAACTGAAGATGGAAGATCTTTCGTATCTCGTTTGCAAGCGTGTCAAGTCCTTTGCCGTGGAATGAGCGCATGTTTACCAGCTTCTTTGAAAAGCTGCCGTCGCTCTTTTCTGTAAACTTAAGTACGGAAATAATAGCATTGTCGGCGCCTTTTGCTTCGCTGGTTGCAATGTCCAGCGAGATGATGTATCTGCTGCGGCTGTTTTTCGGCTGTTCAAGCTCAATCTTTTCCAGCGTCCTGCATCGCTCCGTAAGTTCGTATGGAAATGCGGAGTTGCTCGTTGCGCCAAGAAAGATTGTGCCGTATTCCATCTGAAAAACAGAAGCCGGCATTCTTGCACGTTCTTTTTCAAAATATTCAGCGTCGGTAATGCCGTCGCCAATTGCCGCATGATAATCAAGCGCACACGCAAAAGCGTTTGTGTTGCCCTTGCTCATTTCGCGTGCGACGCGCTTGAAGTCCTCGTAGAACGTATTGTTCTTCTCACATGCGGAAGTAATGGAAATAGACTTTGAGGCAAAGTCCTTGAATTTATAGTTATAAGAAATATCGCGGCGGAAGTTTTTGAGCGGTGAAACGATGGCGTCCAGCGCTTCCTGATCCATCTCAAGCGCCTCGTCGATGATAACGATCTTTGCACGAAGGCCGCGCATGGAATCAAGTGCAAAGCTTTCCATCACGCTGCCGTTCTTGAATGTGCATTTGCCTTTGTCTTTGCTCAGCTGTACCAATGTACGCGCGCCGTTTGAAGCAAGCTCGTTGGCGATATTCTTATTTTGTTCGGCGAGCATTTTCAGCTTGCCAAAAACAAGCGTAGCCTGCGCTGCCGTACCAGAACACACGGCAACAATCGTGCCGGGGTATAGGGTACAAATAGCGAAGGCCGCAAGTGCTATGGTAAATGTTTTGCCGTATCCACGGCTGCAAACAACTTTCACGTCGTCGCCTCGTCCCACCTCGCGTACAATAACGTGCTGCGTAGGGGTGAGGTTAATGGGCGCAAAGGCGTCTTCTATATAAATATCGAGATGATCCCGATAATACTGCATCTGCAGTTCGGCTAAATCAAGATCGGTGATCACGCCGGGCTTGATGATGGCCATGGGCGATCACTTCCTCTTAAATTTTAAATTGAATCGAAGTTCATGGCTGTCGCCAAGTGCCGCAAATGATTGATGACGCGATCTACGTCGTCTTCGGGCCATTTGATCTGGCGCTGCATGGTGTGCCCTGTAGTTTCAAGCTTGTATGTGAGTTCACTAAAGCTCGTAAGTCCACTGGCGTCACCTGCTTTTCGTTTACAGGCAGCAAAATTCGCGCTCTTACTGAGCATGTCGAATTGAGCCAAAGCATCTTTGACGTCTGCATAAGAGCAGCGTCCTGCCGCATAATCATCTTGTGCTTTATCGGCCTGTAGGCTTGCCCGGGCACACTTCTTCGCATAGTCACGAAGATTCTCGTTGTCAAACGTAAAATCTTCTTCGAGGCGCTCGTAGTAGTTTTTTAGATATTCAAGATCACGCTTGGTAAAATATCCGTTGAAAAACTCATCGTAAACTTTCTCGTTCTCGTCAGCCTCATTACTGACTTCACCTTTGGCTTTTGCTTCTGCATAACTGAGACAGCCGCTTTTGCTGTTGTCTACGTATTTGTAGTATGGGGCAGAAACAAGCGGAACCTGCTGCGCAGCGAGGCGATCCAGAATCACCTTGCGGCGATCTTCGCTGGATTTCTGATACATCGTGTTATCCAGCAGCATCTTTTCAGCTTTTTTACATGCCGCCTGCCAGATGCGCTCATCCCAATCACGATGATTCTCCCAGTAATATTCTTTGATTTCTTCTTTGTTTGTGCATTTTCCGGCGCATTCTTTGCACCAAATGTCCTTGCCAAGCTGCTCTTCCCAATCTCTGTTGGTATAGAAACCATCAAGTTCTTTACTGCGGCCGCACTTAATACAGGCTCGCATGGGCTTTGGTGCAGCTTTGCTTTTTCTTGCCTTGCTGTCTACGGTGTCGAGCATAATCATCACCGCCTGTTAAGCGGGCTGAGCCCATTCACCGACTTCGCTTGCCGCACGAACTGCATTAGAAAGCATGTTAAACATCTTTTCATTACGCTGATGTTCATAAAAATCAGCAACGGCACGGAAGAGTTCCGGTGTCTTGGTATACTTATATGTAGGAACACGATATTCGCCGGTACGCTTCATGTAAACGTGCTCAATGCCGCGTTCCTTGAGATATTCAACTTCCTTGCGGAACTGTGTTGCATATTCCATATCAAATGCCTTGTTTGGCAGAGTAGGGCGTTCGCCCGTACTAATCACATACATGGTAATCTCTCCTTATTGTTAATCTGCGTTGGAGCTGCAAGCAGGAATCAAACCTGCGGCCTGCGGAGTACGAAACCGCCGCTCTATCAACTGAGCTATTGCAGCAAATTGGTGGAAATGAAGGGCTACGATCCCTCTACCTCCTGCTTGCAAGGCAGGCGCTCTACCATTGAGCTACAT